AGTGTAACTTTCATCTTTTGCATCCGTTGTTTAATATGGGTCATTATACTACATTAATTGCTGTGAGAGAAATCACGCCTTTTTATTTGGGTTTTCCCAATTCACACCTTCAATTAATGGAACTCTTCTACAGCGACATCCTATGTGTGCCGTGCCTGGATGTAAGTTGTTTTCACCGGCATAATCAGCACCATGTTTGTATGAGTAAACACCCTGACCAAATCCATTGTCAGCTTTAGAAATCATGTAGCATTTTATCTTTGCCTTTGGATACTTGCCGCTAGGATTTCCACTAACTCGCGTATCGCTTGATGTGCTCCATCGGTAATACTCTATACCCAAGTTCTGGCTACGCTCTGAATCTATAGCACTGTTTAGCTTTGACACTTGGTCGCGTGCTATTAGCTTTGCTCTGCGCCATGATACGCCCGTTGCTTCTTGCAAGTCCTTAGCAATCGCCGTGGGGTATCTGCCTTGCTGCATTCCAGAATACACAATAGACTCAATGCGCTTTAGGTATTCATCCGGCAGAGAAGTAACCAGTGATACATTTTCCTGCAAAGCTGAGGTCATGATTGCGTCAACACCCTCACGCTTAAGCATTCCAGAAACATCAACACCAACCGCCTTGTTTACGTTCTTAAGGAATTGGGCTGTAGTGCTAGACTCAGCCATAGATAAAGGGCGCTGAACTTGCACCCTAACCTTGTTTCGAAAAAGTAAACTAGTCCACTTAGCCCTGAACGCCTCGAAGAATGCTGTCACATCATCAGCCCAACTATCTTTTATGTAGTTGGATTTGTTGCGCTTGATAATAGGAAGTAAGCCAGCTTTCACCTCGCTGGCCATCTCTCTAACTATCGATTGCATGTAGCCGCGATATTCAGCCTCTATATCTTCAGGTGGTTTGACCGCTTTCAGGCTTCTCTTCTTCATCATCTCCTGGTTCATTTCCGTTAAAACCTGCAAGGATGTCTGGTTCTGATTCGCCATTTGTTCTAACCTCTAGTTGCTCTTTCTCGTAGTCCTGAAGCTTTTTGATTTCTGAGTCTTCATAGAAATACTCATCATTACCCTGACGCTTAAGTTGTAACTGTGACACTGTGACAACTCCTGTTTCTAGGTCTAGCATATCAGCTTGAGAGTTAGCTAGTCGTTGCTGTGCCTGTTCCAGCCCTGATTCTTGATATAGTGGATTCCACTCAAATTCACAATCATCTGGGTAGTAACCTAAAGCAGAACGAACCATTACTTCATCAAGCTTCTCTAGTGCAAGTCGATACTTAGCCTCTTGCTCAGAGCGCAGTGAGTCAAAGTAATTCTTCTGGTCGCCACCACCGGTATCACCTAGACCTTTAGACTGAACGCCAAATAGTCGAGTCATAGGAATGTCAGCCGCACCACTAATCCAAATCATCAGCTGGTTAAGCGCCTCAGACGTACCGCCAAACTGCGCACCCATGCGGATTAGGTCTTCAGTATCATCAAGGATAGCTAGGTTGTGATTACTCATACCCATCTTGAATAGCTGTAGACGGCGGATAACTTGCTCTTCCTGTTGCGTTGTTCGAGCGTCTTTTAGTCCAGCAGTCTTGATAGCATCAACGTTAGCCTTTTGCAGTAATGCAGCCACACCAGCACGAGAAGCTACAACGTCAGTTAGGTCTTCCATGCATTGACGCAATGCAGAATCGCCCCAGCCGCCGCCTTCCATTCGCTTAAGTAGTCTAGGAAGTTCAGCACCAGTTAACAGAATGCAGTTAGAGTGGTGAATCATAGAGTTTTGACCACCAGCAATCATGTAGTATTCCGGCATTAGAAAGTTATCCTTTAGCGGGTCTGTAATGTTTTGCTGTGACCAAGATAGCTCATAACGGTCAAATACCTGAACTGCTTTTAGTGAGCCTTCCTTAACCTTATCTATATCTAGTGGCTCATCTAGCTTTTGGCCTTCAATCATCATTACCATGATTGCGCCACCAGATAACCTAGCTTGTGATGCAAGGTCGGTAAACTTTGACGGAATGTTTAGCTTCTTCTCTGCCTTCTCGATAGTTTCAGCATCCTCACAAGTAAACTTACGCCATTCGCGCATTGCATCCTTAGCTGGAATATTTACGATTTGACGCGCTAACCATGATGAACGATAAGCAGCGTATAGACTCATAGGATTGGTGAACATGTAGTCATGAACGCCGTGATTCGAGAAGTTAAATGAATTATAAGATCTAGGGTCGTTTGAGGTGTTTAACCCACTGAGAACATTCGACAGTGAGTCGGATATGAAAGTCTGTCCATTTTGCGTAACGGATGGCTTACCATCCTTTAATGAGATGTGAGGCTTGCTCATGTCCGTTATCCTCTAGGAATGAAATTAACTTGTTGATGAGGATTTCTTTCATAAAATCATCCCCCGAATAATGTTTTTGGTGTGCAATTTTAACAGAATTTAGTTTTTCAATCACATAATGATTGCATGCTTCTTTTATGTCTTTGGTGAAAATGCAATTCTCAATCCCTGAATGGTAGCAACTAGATCTATAACCACTTGCCAGATTGTCATAACAAACCCCAACAGGAAGATCTCTACCTCTTTCACATATAAATAAATAATTGATATCTTTGTGAACCAGCATGCAAGCATCCTTTGAGTAGATTCTATTCCCGTGAATTAGAATATCCTTATCTATATCAAAGTATTCTCTATTGGCGCCTGGTTGCTTCTCGTACCAGTCCGCAAAATTTTGAAAGTTAAGCCATTCATCACTAACTGAGCAATCGGCATACCACTTGCAACTTTCACTGCTACCACCACCGTAGCACCTTGCAAGAATCCCACACCAGACCGAGTAAGCCTTTGTTTTTTTTCTTTTAGATGTTGGCTTGTGCTTACCATCGCCTATGCACCCAACGCCGTATACGGTTTTTGCTAACTTGTCTTTTATTTTACCTGTTCTTATGTTTTGCGTGTTAGTCTCTACTTCATAACCAGTATCAATGAACCTCACTCTTACTTTTTTAGAGTTTTCATATATTGTTATGACAATTTCGCCATGCGTTGTTTTGTGTTTGTATCCAATAACCATATCTCTTGGAATTTTCACGCTCTATACCCCTATAGCCCCGAGTGATTTTGCGGAAACAACATCGGGTATTGTTGCTTTCGGTAGCTAGCCTATCCGCTGTTTAATTGTACACCAATAGATGGTTAGTACCTAATGGCTGCTTGCAATTGCTTCAGCATATTTACGTGATGTAACAACGTTGCCGTACTTGTCTTTTAAGCAGCCCTTATCAAACTCTTTCATTATCTGATCGCACTTTTCGCATGAGTCTTTAGATTCTTTCTTATCATCTCGCTCGACGATAGCCTTTGACCATGAATAGCCTGGGTCTCCACCCCAACCAAGCCAGCCTTGTTCACCCTTACTGTTTCCTTCTTTCCATTCTTTAGACTGCTTATCCACTTCATGCCTAGAGAAAAATGAGTACATGCGCTTAACGGTTTCTAGTGATAGTGACTCTCTATTGATTAACTGGTTAGCCCTAGTTAGACCAACCTGAGTCATGCCCTTGTTGCTTTCTGATTGCTCGTTACGCATCTCTAGTCCACGCTTGGCTGCCTTTGCCATTGCTGCGGTAGGTTTGTAAGTTTCTGCCATTGTGTTACTCCTTTTTTATCAAGTGTACACGCAGTATAGGCATGAAAAAAGCCTCACTAGGAGGCTTGTTGTTTCTTCTCTTCTTGCTTCTTCTTCTCGATAGCATCCCATAGAGGTGCGTTATACCAGTTTGAGCCTTTGCCGTTTGATAGGCCTCTGTTTTTGCGTGCGTCTGTCATCTCTAATCAATCTCCGTCCAATCGTTGCAGTTAGTTGCTAAGTGTGAAAACTCATCTGTGTCTGTAAATGTCATTAGTATGTATGGGAGGCTTACCGATTTTTTATTACCCATTTTTCTTTCTCTGTATATGTTGTAAATCAAACCTTCACACTCAACTGGTTCGCTTAATACCTCTCTAAGTTTATCTTCGCACGAATCCCAATCGCTTATTATTAGTGGTCCATCATAAAGGTTTGGTGAGTTCTCTTTGCATAGAGATATGTACTCAATGGCACTTTTGCAATACTCATATCCATCTAGAGAAAAAACATCGATGCGTTTTTCTTTAGAAAAATGTTCAGTATTACTTTCTTTGTTATTTCCGTACTTTGTAATATCAGTACTTTGTTGTGTTGGATTTGCCGTTGACGGATTAGCCGTATACGGGTTTTCAGTAAACGGTATAAATGACACCTCGTGGTCAACGTTTTGAAACTTACCTGCAATGCGGTTTTGTGTCTTACGCATGTAACCACACTCTACAAGCTCATCCATTATCTTGCGTACAGCATCACGCCCTGAGCGCTTCGCTGTGCCTGTTGTTTGGTTAACTAGGTCTGTTATGTTTACTTCCCAATCATCAGGCTTTGAGCAAAGGTATAGAAGCATTCCTCTTGCTGCCCATGATAGTTTGTCGTTAATTGCTTGGTTTGGAACGATAGTAAAATCGGACTCTAGCCCTTTAACTTTTCTGATACTCATATATAATACTCATGTCTGGTAAGAATTAAGCCCCGATTGACCTCCATAGTCTCGGGGCTTTTCTTATTGTATCAGCCGAATAAAATCAACAATAATGCAGATTACGCATCAGCAAAAAGTAATGTATGCATTATGGTAATACACCCACTCTACAAAATGTGCAAAGTGGGCGGTTAGTTTATCTCTATTTTCTTCACCTTCCCGCATCTGCACATGTAAACTTTAATTATAGATATTGGTCTATTTCCATTAATGAAAAACCTCTGTGTTTCCTCTATTAGCTTAAATTCGTGATCGTGGCTTATTTTTTTTACTATCGCTTCATACAGCTTTTTCACTACCTCACTCCACCAAAAAAAATCGATTAAAGCACACCTAAGCGCTTGCATTTTTCAACTCTACGCCTTACCACTATGCGCGGTTTCTTGCTGTTACGATGTGCAATTTCCCACACGCAACCTGTAGGCTCTGAACCTGTATTACCACCGAACGCGATTGATTGATTTGTGTTAGCTACTGTATGCATATTCTCACCTTTGGATTTAGTTTATCTATCTCTGTTTTAATGTAAGCGAATCTAATACTAGGTATAGGTCGCTTGTTGCATTGCTTTCTGTTGTTAGCGCTTTTTTTCTTGTGAACGTTCCACGTTGTTTGGCTTTCTAGTTTGAATCTCATAACTCACCTATTGTTTGGCGGCTATTTGGTATCTAGTCTCGCCATTATCTTTTATTGTTAGAATCTTAGCGCCAGCTTTGCGTAGGTTTCTAACAGTCCTAACCACACTTTCATGACTCTGTATGCGGATTAGAGTCATAAGCTCCGACACAGAGAAAGAGCGGGAAGGGTTATCATAAAGTAGCCCTATAAGAGTTCGTTGTTTACTTGGTGATTTCATTTTCAACCTCTCTTTGAATAAGACCGCGTATAATTGCCGCCTCGCTATTGCCTGTGCGTTTCTTTTCCTTATCCAGCCAATCACGCTGCTCTTGAGTTGGCTGTACTACTGGAATTACTTTGGCTTTCATGTTGAACCTCATTTCGTTTCGTTGGGGTAAATTTAGTTGATTGTTTTTATATAGTCAACATATAAATTAAATTCTTTTTTATATTGACACATCATCATCAACAAGACTAAGATAGCCACATCGACAACAGAGAGAGAAAACAAAATGATAATGCTAAGTAATGAGAAAATATCGCTAGACGTTCGTTCAGGAAGCTTTTGTATCTATGAGAATGAAACTCATGATTGCTTGTATAGCGGTGAAGTTGATAGCGCAATGTTCGGCGGTGATTATGAAAAAATGGTAAGCAAAGCAAAAAGAATCTTTGCAAGCCTTTCAGAATAACAACAGAGAGAGATAGATAAATGAATGATACAAAATTTACAAAAGGTGAATGGGTAATTAAAGAGGCTATTGCGCACAAGAATCAAATAAAGATTAAAGATAAAAAAGGAAAGCAAGGAAAGATTATCGGAAACATTAGAACTAGAGAGGATGCCCACCTAATCGCAGCGGCTCCAGAAATGTACGACATGCTTCAATCCATAGAGAATGATGCTAACCAGATCCCGCCATT